CGGAGCGTGTCGCGTGCGGGGGCGTAGGTAAAACGCTCCCAACGTCGGTTTGGCGAAAAAACCGCATTGCGGGGGAATATCTCGTTTGGTGGCCTGCCCCTCGACTCCTTTGTGCCCCGCAAGGCCACAAGCCTAGACTAACTGGCATGGCACGCGGCCCTGCACCAACACCGAAGCACATCCTGTCTCTTCGCGGCTCCAAGGAGGCGAAGTACAGGGAGGAACTCGGCACGCCTGCCTCGGCGATGCCGGAACCGCCGGAGTGGCTTCGCCCGGCCGCAAAGGAGATGTTCCGGCTTGTCTGCGGCTACACGGCCAGGATGGGGACGCTGGCTGAAAGCGACACCGAGGTCATCTGCCGGTACGCGATCATCTGGGATCGCTGGCGCGAGGCCGAAATGAACCTCGCCAAGATGGATTCCGGCTGGATTGAGGTTCTCGCCCCCGACGGCTCGCTGCGGTTCAGCCGGCCAAACCGCTGGCAATCGCAGGCCAATTCCTGCCACGAGCAACTCCGGCAGTTGGAAACCGTCCTCGGCCTGACCCCGGCCGACCGCACCCGCCTGGGCTACGGCGCGGTGAAGGTCGTCCAAGACCCAGTGGACGCCCTGTTTGACGACACAGCGACGGGTTGACATCCGCTATTTCGCGCGGCTGCTGAAGCACACCGAGGCGCCCTTCTCAGGGAAGCCGTTCATCCCGGCGCCGTGGCAGGACGAGTACCTCGACAAACTCTTCAACACGAAGCGGCCGGACGGCCTGCGGCAGTACCAGCGGAGTTTGCTGGCAATCCCGCGAAAGAACGGGAAAGCCCTGGCCCTAGACACGCCAGTTCTGACGGCCGCCGGCTGGAAGACGATGGGTACCGTCGATGTCGGCGACGAGGTATTTCACCCGTCAGGCTACAGGACAAGAGTTGTCGCCGTTAGCGAGGTGATGCACGGCAGGCCATGCTATGCGATGTCGTTCACGCGCGGCGAGACGATCGTGGCCGATGCGGAGCATCTGTGGAAAACAACGTCTGCCGTGGGCAAGCCGCTCTCCGGGCAGAGGCGGGGTCTGAAGCGTGGCGACTGCGGAGGCGAGGCGATCAGGAGAACGGCCGAAATCGCCAGCACTGTCTGGTCGAACAGTCGCAGGCAAAGCAACCACAGAATACCTGTGTGCAGCGCGATTGAAATGCCAGCCGCGAGTCTCCCAGTGGACCCCTACGTTTTCGGCTTGTGGCTCGGGGATGGATCGAAAACACAGGCGGCTATGGCCGTCGGCGGCGGCGACGAAGAGACGATAGAGAACATCCGCGATTCCGGCTACCAGACAAGGGTAAAGCCTCGACTCATCAACGGAAGGACGCACTACACAGTCAGCATTGCTGGAGTGGATACGCCTGACGGCGAGCGTGTTTTGAACCACCTTCGGAGCATGGGTGTGTTTGCCAACAAGCACATCCCAAGGATTTACGTCGAGTCGTCGGTTAACCAGAGGCTAAGCCTGCTGCAAGGACTGATGGACTCTGACGGATATTGCTCGAAAGACGGCCTCTGCGTGTTCGTGAATAACAACAAGGCCATTGTCGATGGCATTGCGGAGGTGGTGCGTTCTTTGGGCATGAAGGCCGTCGTGAAGACAAAGCCAAGCCGCTCCGGCGGAAAAGACTACGGGCTGATGTACAACGTCGTTTTCACGCCATGGCTCCCCACGCAGGTTTTTCGCCTTTCGCGAAAGCAGAATAACGTGCGTTGTCTGCCGAAGAAGACGACAAAAACGAGGTTTCACTACATTCAGTCGTGTGAGCCGGCCGATTCTGTCCCCGTGCGCTGCATTCAGGTCGAGGCTGCCGATGGAATGTTTCTCGTCGGACGCTCTTTGATTCCGACGCACAACTCGTCCATGTGCGCCGTCGTCGGCGCCTACGAGGGCTTCTTCGGGGCCGAGGGCGGCCAAATCCTCATCGCCGCTGGCGACCGCAAGCAGGCGAGCCTGCTGTTTACGGCCTGCTCTCGATATATCGAATCATGCCCAGGGCTGTTAAAGAGGGCCAAAATCTATAAAGGCTCTATCGTCATTCCGCACAAGAACTCGGTCATCCAGTTTCTTTCCAGTGAACACCGCGGAAAACACGGGTTTAACCCAAGTGTTGTCATATTGGACGAACTGCACGTCCAGCCCAACCGCGACCTTCTGGATGTGCTGGAAAGCGGAATGGGGGCCAGGACGGAGCCGCTTGTTATCTACGTCACGACGGCTGGCATGGACCGTATCGGCCCGTGCTACGACGAATGGCAGCGGGCGCTGAAGGTCAGGGATGGCCTGATCGAAGACCCGACATTCCTGCCGTGCATCTATGAGGCCGACGACGGCGACGACTTCAGCGACGAGGCTGTTTGGGCTAAGGCAAACCCAAACTACGGCGTAACCGTCCGCAAGGAGTTCATGGAGCGCGAGGCGGCGCTGGCTCGGGAGAGCGTGGCCCAGGAAATCAAGTTTCGGACCCTGTATCTCAACCAGTGGGTGTCCAACGGTGCCAACCGCTTCTTCCGCAGCGGCGTGATCGACAAGTGCATGGTGCCGACTCGCCCGATCGGCGACCGGATCGCCTACTGTGGCCTCGACTTGTCGAGTAATACCGACACCACCGCGTTCGTCGCCGTCTGGCCCGACGAGGACGGCTCCTTCGACGTCCACTGTCACATCTTCATCCCCGAGGAGAACGCCACGAAGGATGAAGCGCCGTATAAGCAATGGGCGAAGGACGGATTATGTACACTAACAGAAGGTGATCTAGTCGATTTTGATGCAGTTCGGAACTACGTCCTCTCGTTTTGCGAGAAGAACGCGGTTCGGGCTGTTTCCATTGATCGCTGGAACGCTACGCACATCACGACGCAACTCGTGGCCGAGGGCATCGAAGTTAAGCCCTACGGACAGGGTTACGCCTCGATGAGCGCGCCGACGAAGTTGCTGGAAGCCCTCGTGCTGGGCGGCCGGCTGCGGCTCGGCGACAACAAGGCCATCGCCCTGCATTTGAGCAATATGCAAGTCCGCGTCGATGACGCCGGGAACATCAAGCCTACAAAACAACACTCTCACTCGACCGCCAGGATCGACGCCGCCGTGGCGCTGGTGATGAGCCTGGGCCTTGCCAGCAGCGAGGCGCATGGGCCTGCCGAAGAACCAACCCTCATAGTGTTCTGAACCAATGGACGAAGACATCGGCGATCTGGTCGAGATGCGGTCGAGCCTGTCGCGGGTGTTCGAGGAGATCATCGAGAGCAATCGGACGACGGCCGGCGTGACCGTCAGCCCCGAGGGCAGCCTGGCGTGCAGCACGGTCCTGGCCTGCGTCCGCGTGCTGTCGGAGTCGATCGCGTCGATGCCGTTCAACGTCTACCGGCGGCTGCCTGGGGGCGGCAAGGAGATTGCCGAGGATCATCCGCTTCAGGAAGTGCTCGCCTACCAGCCGAACGACTGGATGACGTCGTTCGAGTGGCGCGAGTGGATGATGAGCCAGATGCTCCTCTGGGGCAACGCCTACTGCCTGATCCGGCCGGGCCGGCGTGGCAGCGTTGACCAGTTGATTCCGCTCCACGCCAGCCGGATGACGATCGTGCGGCTGGAGAGCGAGCGAGCGAACTCCGTCGGAAAACTTCAGTACCAGTACCTGGAGCCGAACAAGGCCACCCCGACGCTCTACCGCCAGGATCAGATTTTCCATTTGCGGTGGCTCTCGTCGGACGGCGTGACGGGCTACATCCCCACGAACCTGTCCAAGGACGCCATCGCCCTCGCCAGGGCGACGGAACTGTACTCCAGCGCATTCTTTGGCAACGGGGCATCGACGGGGGCGTACATCGAGGTCGATCAGCCCCACAAGCCGGAGGTGCTCCAGCGGTTCAAGAGCCAGTGGGACGACGCCCACCGCGGCCCGCACAAGGCGTTCGGAACCGTGATCATGCCGTTCGGCTTCCACAAGAAAGCCGACCCGGTCAACAACCAGCACAGCGCTCTCATCGAGACACGAAGGTACGCGACCGAGGAGATAGCGCGGGGCTATCGCGTCCCCCTCCACCTCCTCGGCGACCTGTCGAACGTCCGCTACAACA